CTTTCCCTAAAACATCAATCCGTGTAAAGCCTAATCAAACAGCTGCTACTGGTGATAAGAATATCGCTGAGCGTATTATGAATGGGCAAAAGGATATTACAGATATCTTTAAAGAAGTATCTTATGATGACTTGAAGACTGCTCTAGGTGAGTGGTTAAATCCTGAAGAAGAAGCATCTACTGAGCAGGTAGCTACACAAGCTACAGGTAATACAGAAAAAGTAGATGATGTAAATAAAGCGTTTGACGACTTATTTAATAATTAAGAGGTTATATGGCTAAAAGTAAAAGTAATAGAGATGAGTTAGCATCCGTGCTAGCTGATAGCTTAAACAAAAAGTTCAAGGACTATAAGGTTGCTTATTTTCTTGATGGTTCTGAAGAAACCCCAACAGATCTTACTGAGTGGATATCTACTGGATCATCAATGCTAGATCTTTCTATTGCGAATAGACCTAATGGAGGAATACCAGTTGGTAGAATTACCGAAATAACTGGTCTTGAGGGAAGTGGTAAGTCACTTGTCGCAGCACATCTATTAGCGAATACGCAAAAGCAAGGTGGATTAGCAGTGTTCATTGATACTGAGAATGCAATGAATGAAGAGTTTCTTCGTTGTATAGGTGTTAATGTAGAGAATATGGTGTATGTACAACTAGAAACTGTTGAAGATATTTTCGAGGTTATTGAAAGTATTATTACAAAGGTTAGAGAATCGAGTAAAGATAGATTAGTATCTATTGTAGTTGATTCTGTAGCTGGAGCAACAACAGCTGTTGAGAGTGAGTCAGATTACTCTAAAGATGGTTGGGCAACATCAAAAGCAATTATACTTTCCAAAGCAATGCGAAAAGTTACTCAAATGGTTGGAAGACAAAGAGTAGCTCTAGTATTTACAAATCAATTACGACAGAAATTGGGTGTAATGTTTGGAGATCCTTGGACAACTTCTGGAGGTAAGGCAATTGCATTCCATTCAAGTTGTAGATTGAGATTGAAATCTATGGGTCAAATCAAAGCCAAAGTAAATGGTGTAGATGAGACTATAGGTATTAAAACTCAAGCGCAAGTTGTAAAGAATAGAATGGGTCCACCTCTTCGAAAAGCTGAATTCGAGATATACTTCGATTCAGGTATAGATGACTATGGTGGATGGTTAAAGGTTATGAAAGCTCAAAAGCTAGTATCAGCAGGTGGTGCGTGGTATACGTATATAACTGATGCAGGTACTACTCATAAATTCCTATCAAAAGATTGGCAAAAATTACTAGAAGAGAATCCAGATATTAAAGATGAGGTATATCTCAAGATATGTGATGCACTAGTGATGGAGTACAAATCTGAGACAATAGGTATTGATGATATACAGATTAGCGATGAGCCTATCCCAGAAGGTTAGATGAGTACATTGAAGTGTAATGGAGCCGCATAGATATGTAAATATTAGTTAGAGTGTAATGCTCGCTGCTATGAAGCTGACACCAATGTGTACTCGAGAGCGCCTTAAAGTATACTAGAAAACGTAGCAAGCTAATAGCTCATTTGGTAGGGGCCTTCGGGCCCTTACTTTTTTAAAGGAAGTTATGAAAAAAGATTATTTTAAAATATTTGATAATTTGGAAGAAGGTAATATTCAGCCAAGTAAGCCCAATGATAAAGTTCTTATCATTGATGGGTTAAACACATTCATACGAAGTTTTGCAGTATCTCCTGTAACAAACGATAATGGTATTCATGTTGGTGGTATATCCGGATTTCTATTATCAATAGGATACGCAATAAAGATGTTGCAACCAACTCGTGTGATTATATGCTTTGATGGTAAAGGTGGTAGTCAACGGAGACGTAAACTATTCCCAGATTACAAAGCAAATAGAATGGTTCGCACAAAGCTTAATAGAACCAATTCATTTGTGGATAAAGAATCAGAAGATCAAAACATGAAAATGCAATTAGGTCGATTGATTCAATATCTAGAGATACTACCAGTTCAGTTAGTAGCACCGCAAAATATAGAAGCAGATGATGCAATCGCGTATCTATCTAAACAAGTGCTAACTGATAGTAAAATATTTATAATGTCATCTGACAAAGATTTTATACAGTTAGTTGATGATAGAATTGCAGTATGGTCCCCTACAAAGAAAAAATTATACTTTAAAGGTGATGTAGCAGAAGATTATAAAATACCTGCACATAATTATCTCTTATATAGAACACTTACAGGTGATAAATCTGATAATATACCAGGTATTAGAGGTGCTGGAATCAAAACATTAGAAAAAAGATTGCCTATATTATTTAGTGATAAGCAAGTAACTATTGATGATATAATCAATGAATGTGTAGATTCTAAAATTAAAGTACTACAGACAATCCACAGTAGTCGAGATACACTTGAGTTAAACTATAAACTAATGCAGTTGAGTGAAGTGGACATTAGTGGTAGTAGTAAGCATAAGATTTTACATGTAGCAGACAATGAGATACCTAGGTTAAACCCAATGCAATTTAAAGTAATGGTGTTAGAGGATAGTTTAGGTGGAGCTTTCCGTAATTTAGAATTTTGGTTACGTGAGAGATTTACATTATTAGATGCGCAAGCAGATTTATACAATAAAAGTTGTGATACTAAATAAGTATTCATATATTATAGCATATGAGTGATACATTTCAAATATACGGTTACAATTTTCAAGTAAAGCTACTATCCGCTTTATTTAAAGATAAACCATTTTTACAGCAGATAACGGATATCTTAGATAGCAATTTCTTTGAATCCGAAGCAAACAAGTGGATAGTGAAATCCGTTGGAGAATACTTTAGCGAGTATAAAACATCCCCAACTCTAGATGTGATGAAGGTTAAGGTTGATACGATAGATAATGATGTATTAAAAGCATCTGTTGTAGATACATTAAAAGAGGTCGTTAGAAATTTAGATGCTGATGATATAGATTTTGTAAAAGATGAATCTATAAAATTTTGCAAGAATCAAAAATTAAAATCAGCTATTGTAGACTCTGTAGAGTTATTACAACGGGGTGATTATGATGAGATTAAATTTCGCGTTGATGAAGCTATGAAAGCAGGAACTGATAGAGATATTGGACATGAGTATAATATTCATATTGATGATCGATTCTCTGAAACTACTAGACAGACAACATCTACAGGTTGGGATGCAATTGATCAATTGATGGATGGTGGATTAGGTCCTGGTGAGTTAGGAGTATTTGTAGCTCCTGCAGGTATCGGTAAATCATGGGGATTAGTAAATGCAGCTGCTAATGCTGTTAAAGCAGGTAAGACAGTTATTCACTATACATTAGAGCTTAATGGTGCATATGTAGGGTTAAGATTTGACTCTGTATTTACAGGTATAGCAGCGCAGAATTTAAAATTCTATCAAGATGATATTAAAGAGAAGGTTGGTGAATTAGAAGGTGAATTAGTTATTAAGTACTTTCCAACTAAAACTGCAACAGTAAATACATTAAAAGCTCACTTAGAGCGATGTACTATGTTAAATAAAAAGCCTGACCTTGTAATTGTAGATTACGCTGATTTATTAAGAGGTACAGGTAAAGAGATACGACATGAGTTAGGTAATATCTATGAAGATTTGAGAGGAATGGCAGGTGAGTATGAAATACCTATATGGACAGCATCACAAGCAAATAGATCAGCGTTAGATGATGATGTTATTGGAGCAGAAAAAATAGCAGAATCATATTCAAAGATAATGACAGCAGATTTTGTAATATCATTATCTAGAAAGATTGAAGATAAGATAGCTGGGACAGGTAGATTCCACGTTATTAAGAATAGATTTGGACCAGATGGTATAACATTCCCTAGTAAAATGAATATGTCAAATGGTCAAATAGATATATTTGAGCAGACATCAGTACAAGGGAAGAGTGCTCAAGGTCAGATGGATCAAGGATCAGAAGCTATGAGAAAACGATTAGCAACAAAATATAAAGAAGTACAACCTCCTGAAGAAAGATCGAAAGATCCATTCGAAAATCTACAGTGATATATGTATATAATGATAATTATTATTACACTAAAAATCTAAGCAAACAAAAACTAAATAAAGGAAAATAATGGAAGTATCTAATCAGATTCTATCAGACATCACTGTCTACATGAAGTACGCAAAGTATATCCCTGAGCTATCGAGGCGAGAGACGTGGGAAGAATTGGTCACACGAAATAAAAACATGCATATAAAGCAATATCCTAAGTTGAGAGACGAAATCAACAGTGTATATAAAATGGTGTACGATAAAAAGATACTTCCTTCTATGAGATCTATGCAATTTGGTGGTAAGCCAATTGAAGTAGCTCCTAATAGAATCTACAACTGCGCTTTTATGCCAATTAGTCATATTGATTCTTTTGCAGAATGTATGTTCTTACTATTAGGTGGTACAGGTGTAGGATTTTCCGTGCAACAACATCATGTAGATGAATTACCACCTATTCAGCAACCATATCCAAAACGTAAGCGTAGATTCCTAATCGGTGATTCAATTGAAGGTTGGGCAGATGCAATAAAAGTTTTGATGAAAACGTATATGAATGGTGGTGGTAGTAGAATAGAATTCGATTATTCTGATATTAGACCAAAAGGTGCTATGTTAGTAACTTCAGGCGGTAAAGCTCCTGGCCCACAGCCATTAAAGGAGTGCTTACTTAAGATTGAAGGTATGCTACGTGAAAAAGAAAATGGTACTAAGCTTACTACATTAGAAGCACATGATATTGTATGTCATATAGCAGATGCAGTACTAGCAGGTGGTATTCGGAGAGCAGCGTTAATTAGTTTATTCAATGCTGATGATGATGAGATGATATCATGTAAAGCAGGTAACTGGTGGGAAAGTAATCCACAGCGAGGTAGAGCAAATAACTCTGCTGTATTGATACGACATAAAATTACACGTCAATTCTTTATGGATTTATGGAAGCGTGTTGAACTATCAGGTGCTGGTGAACCAGGTATATACTTTTCAAATGATAAAGAGTGGGGAACAAATCCTTGCTGTGAAATAGCACTAAGACCATTCCAGTTTTGTAATTTATGTGAAGTAAATGTATCTAATATAGAGTCTCAAGAAGATTTGAATGAGAGGGTTAAAGCTGCAGCTTTTGTAGGAACTTTGCAAGCAGGTTATACAAATTTCCATTACTTACGTGAAGTATGGCAACAGACAACTGAGAAAGATGCGTTAATTGGTATATCAATGACAGGTATAGGATCAGGAGCTGTATTGGGATATGATATGTCAGAAGCAGCGGATTTAGTAAAGCGTGAGAATGCGAGAATTGCAAAACTTATTGGAATCAATAAATCAGCTAGATGTACAACTGTAAAACCAGCAGGTACAACATCACTTGCACTAGGAACATCTTCAGGTATCCATGCATGGCATAACGATTACTATATTAGAAGAATTCGAGTTGGTAAGAATGAATCAATATACCCATACTTGAGAGAGAATCATTCAGAGTTAGTTGATGATGAATATTTTAGACCTCATGATACTGCAGTAATTGAAATACCGCAAAAAGCTCCAGAAGGATCTATCTTAAGAACAGAGTCACCATTCCAAATACTTGAAAGAGTTAAGAAAGTTGCTACAGAGTGGGTTAAAGCAGGTCATAGAACAGGTAATAACACTCATAACGTTTCTGCAACAATATCTTTAAAAGATGAAGATTGGGAGTTAGCTGGTGAATGGATGTGGGATAATAGAGAATCATATAACGGATTATCAGTATTACCATATGATGGAGGAACATATACACAAGCACCATTTGAAGATATAGATAGAGAAACGTATGATGAGATGATGGAGTCATTATCGAATATTGATTTGTCTAATATTGTTGAGTTACAAGATGATACTAACCTCACAGGTGAGCTAGCATGTGCTGGAGGTTCCTGTGAAATCACGTAGCATGTGTTGGATTGAAAAACTGTATTACGGATTACCTATATGAATAGATTAAGTAGTTATGTAGGTAATACTCCTATAATCCCTATTGAGATAGGTGGTTATACTGTATATGGTAAAGCAGAATTTATGAATCCTGGTGGTAGTGTAAAAGACCGAATGGCAACATATATTTTAAATGATGCAGAAACTAAAGGATTGATTAAGAAGGGTGATACTTTAATAGAGGCAACTTCAGGTAATACTGGTATAGCTTTTGCTATGTTAGCAGCAGAAAGAGGATATAAGATGAAAATTGTTATGCCTTCTAATATGTCTATAGAGCGAAAGCAAATGTTAGAGTTTTATGGAGCAGAATTAATGCAAGTAGAAGCCGGAGATTTTGATGGAGCAATCGAATTCAGAGATATGTTAGCTAAGAAATTAGGTTATTTTAATTGTAATCAATTTCACAATCCATTAAATATTGAAGCCCATTATAAAACAACTGGTCCTGAAATACTTGAGCAACTGCCTAAACCAGTACGACATTTAAGAGTAAATCAAGGTATGAATACTCCAGTAGTAGATGCGTTGGTGTGCGGTACAGGAACAGGTGGTACAATCACGGGGACAAGTAAATACCTTAAAGAACATATATCAGATCTAAAGGTAGTAGCAGTAGAACCAGCTGAGTCAGCAGTAATGAGTGGTGGTGAACCAGGGTTACATGGTATCCAAGGTATAGGAGATGGTAGTAAGTTCTTAGTAGATATGGAGCAGATAGATGATGTAGTAACAGTTCCAACAGATTGTGCAAAAAAGGTAGCAAAATACTTAGCTAAACGATATGGATTATTTATAGGTATAAGTGCAGGTGCTAATGTAATGGCATCATTTCAATGGTTAAGAGATAATAATAAGAAGTCAGCAGTCACCATATTATGTGATAGAGGTGAAAGGTATTTAAGTTGTTTAGGGGAATAAGTATGTATAATATAATGTCAATATTAGTAACGATTATGACTGTGGTAACTATGTGTTCACCATTAAAGGGTCCTTACGTTTCTCCGGAATTACAACCAGCGTATGAGGAATGGATTGAGGGATGTAAGTCAAGAAAAATACCATGGAAAAGAGAAGTAGCACGTATGGATTCGATATTGTTCAATCCACTTGAAGAAGGGTATTGGGGTAAATGCTATGGCGACAAAATAGTAGTTAATTCAGAAGATATAGAGCCAAATGATACATTCCTAATAAAACTAATAATGTTTCATGAATTAGGTCATTGTGCATTCGGATATACACACGATGATATGGGTATAGCAATAATGAATACATATCTACCTTCAGACAAGATAATAGCTTATAGATGGTTTTGGGAGCTATTAGAAGAACAGTATTACAGTCAATATCAACTACCAAAAACTAGAAGAAGATTAAGTGAATGTACAGATGAGTAAGCAATTAATAATGATAAGTGGTGATCACTGTGGGTATTGTAGATATATACATCCACTTGCTGAAAAGTTGTGTGATGATAATGATATACTCTTTATTAAACTGCAATGTGACAATTTACCTGATGGAATAAGCAGGCCAGAAACATTACCTACATTTATATTTAGAGTTGAGTCAGAAATGAGAGAAACATGGAGTGGATCGAACATAGAGAAGCTTAGAGAGAAAATGGTAAACTATTTTGGTAGTTTAAAATAATTTTCTTATATTAAAACAAAAGGGTTATTATGGCGAAATATCAGTCAACTAAAGTATTTGATAATTATTCTGTAGCATTGAGACAGCATAAAGCTGCACACTCACACTGTGAGTTATTACATGGTTATGCTTTAAAATTTAAAGTATGGTTTGAATCAATCGAACCTATTGAAGAAAATCAGTTAGATGAAATGAATTGGATTATGGACTATGGTGGGTTTAAATCAACAGATGCAGAACCAACACCTGGTAATGGTTTAAAAGATTGGATGAATTATATGTGGGATCATACATGTTTAATAGAGAAAGATGATCCTCAATTAGAATCATTCCAAATGATGGAAGAATTGGGTACTTTATCTTTAAGAGTTATGGATACAATGGGAGCTGAATCTTGTGCTAAGTTAGTTTATGATAAGTTCAATGAAAGATTAGCTTTAACAGGTGGTGGTAGAGTAAAAGTAATAAAAGTAGAGTGTTGGGAAGCCGACCGAAATTCATCAATTTATATGGAGTAGTTATGAAAATAAGTCACGAAGTTCCAAAACAGTTATTTGAAGAGAGTTTAAAGTTTAATGATTATGACTATGCACTAGTTCATTTATTCGATAAAGATCCTGAATATCTGCAGTTTTATAAGAATTGTGTAGGTAATAATAGACATGTAATATTAGATAATAGTATATTTGAATTAGGTGAAGCGTATGATAATGAATCGTTTGCTAAATGGGTAAACGAGCTAAAACCAACAGAATATATTATACCAGACGCATTAGAAGATTTAGAGAGAACTTGTGAGCAAGCTCGTATGTGGTTCGATAAGTATTCTGACTTACCAGGAAAAACTATCGGTGTAGTACAAGGTAAAAATTATTTTCAGATGGTAGATTGTTATCAGTATTTAGATAGATTAGGTGTTGATAAAATAGCTATTTCCTTTGATTACTCTTGGTATGAGGAAGTTGTACCACATCCTAACAAATATATGTCATGGATGTTAGGTCGCGCTACATTATTAACACGGATGATGAAAGATGGTGTTATTAATAAAAGTAAACCACACCATCTACTAGGCTGTGGATTACCACAGGAGTTTAGCTTATATAGTGAATCAGAATTTAATTGGATTGAATCATTGGATACTAGTAACCCTGTTGTACATGGAATGCTACTAATTCCTTATAGAGATATGGGTCTTACAGATAAACTTAGCTTAAAATTAGCAGATAAGATTGATACAGATATAAACTCTACACAGCGAGAGGTTATTGATTATAATGTTAGAAAATTTAGAGATTTTGTAAATGGATAGATTACCGTGGATAGCGATGTTCAGTCAAACAGGATCTGAAATAGCTAATATTGCAGAAAAAATTAATAGATGGCCTGATTTAATTATTGTAAATGAGCGTAATATTGAACGCACTATAGATAGCAGGTTACAAGGTAAAAATGTTGTGTTTACTTCTAATACACCATCAGTAGAAGAACTAGGACTGTTATGGTTACCATATAGGTCACCAGTTATAACGCTACATGGATGGTTAAGGATAATTCCTCCGGATCTCTGTCAAAGGTATAATATATATAACGGTCACCCTGGATTAATAACAGAGTATCCAGAGTTGAAAGGTAAAGATCCACAGATAAGAGCTATTCAAGGTGATTATACTAAAGCTGGGTGTGTTATTCATAAAGTAACTGCTGGTGTAGATGAAGGGAAAGTGCTACGTCGTAAAAGTTTTAGCATAGATGGGTTGGAGGAACGAGAATGTTTTCGTATATTTAGTGAAACATCATTAATACTATGGGTACAGTGGTTAACTAAAATGTTTATACCTATACCACAGTCACCACATGAAAGAGGTAGAATATGAAGATAGCATTTACAGGAGCACAGAGTACAGGTAAAACTACTCTGCTAAATAAATTAAAAGAAGATTCAAATTATTATACATTTACGTTTGTTGATGAAATAACTCGCAGAATGACAAAGCATGGGTTACAGATTAATGAAGGCGGCGATAATATGACTCAGCTATTGATTATGAATAGTCATCTTAAGAATATTTTAAAAGGTGATGTTATAATGGATCGATGTGTATTAGATGGTGTTGTGTATACTCGATATCTCTATGAAAAGGGTCAGATATCTGAATGGGTAATGGATTATGCTGAGAAAATTTTTCAGTTAATTATTGAAAACTATGATTATATTTTCTATCTAATACCTGAATTTGATATCAAAGATGATGGTGTAAGATCTATAGACAGTGATTTTAGAAATCAAATAGTAAAATTATTTGATCAATATATATTAGAATGTGAAGTACCTGTTATTAGAATAACAGGTTCGTTAGAAGAGCGTATTAAACAAATAAAGGAAGCAGTAAATGAGTAATTCAGTTGTAGAAATAGCTAGTAAGCATTTAGGTCAAACAGTAAGTGAGTATTCAGACTTATATGATAAGTCATTATTAGTAAAAGTCCCACGATATTTAAATCGCGAAGCATATGATATAGATGGTAAAAATTTACCATTTGTAGGATATGATGTATGGAATTGTTACGAAGTATCAGCAATAACAGAGAAAGGTAGACCTGTTACAGGTGTACTGAAAATTTCATGTCCATCAGATAGTGAATATCACGTAGAATCGAAAAGTATTAAACTATATCTCAATTCATTTAATATGAATCAGTTTGGTGAGCATAAAGATGAGTGTGTATCAATTATAGAAAAAGTTGTAGCGAAAGATTTATCTGAATTACTTGAAACTAATGTTACATGTCAATTACACACATATGAAACTATGAGTGCTGATGAATACGGAGAAGAGACATGGTTAGGATTTAACGGATTTGATAATATTGAAA